ACGGAAGAACAACGCAGTTGGACGCGAGATAGATATAGCGGAGTTTTACCCGCTGCTCTCTGGAATAGATGCGGTATTTGTTTCGCTTGAGTACAAAGGCGATGATCCGGAAGAACTCGCTTCATTTCCTTTTGCGACTCGCTCCAACGACTACGACGATACCGCTGCTCTAATTTCACAACTAGACGCAGTAGTAGGCATCTGTACAACTGCAACGCATTGCGCTGATGCCTTGGGAATCCCTACGTGGAGTCTTATACCTTCCAAACACAATTGGCGCTTCTCAGACGCTTTCCCTACGTTACCTAACCAACATTTCGTTAAACAGAATGGGCGAGGATGGAAAGATGTCATCGCTTCCGTAGTGAGTGAGGTAAAAAATGGGATTGCTTGATACTGAATACGGTACGGTCAACGCCAAAAAACCCAAGAATTCTGATCGCATTCAACAAGGCGTACCGATGAACTATCGCGGCTTGCTAGAAGCAGCGCAGAACATTCCTGTAGCAGGTGATGCGCTATCCGGTGGCATGGCAATGTATGACGCAGCCAAGGGAGATTACGGTAGTGCAGCGTTAAATGCTTTGGGTGTGCTTCCGTTTGTTACTGCGGGAACGGTTAAAGGCGTAGGCAAAGCGGCTGATGCTCTTGCAGGTAGCAAGCTAACCAAACATGAGATAGCCCACGAAACGGCCCGTAAGAACGCAGTAGAAATGCTTGGCTTGCCTGAAAACAATACGGCAATGGATAGGGCTAGGGCTATGGGTTTTGATACGCCTGCATATCATGGAACTAGCAAAGAGTTTGACTCGTTCAACATGGGCGGGAGCGGGAAAACCTATGGCAGTGGTTCATTTTTTACAGATAACCCAGATGTTGCATCTACTTACGCAAGCCGTGATAGTGGGAGCGTGCTTCCTGTGATGCTAAGAACAGAAACTCCAGTTAATGTAGCAACTAACGGGGCTAACTGGAACTGGATAGGAAAAGGCGCGAAAGTAGATGCACCAAAAATAACAGTTGCAGATAAAGAAGGCGATGCTCTTATGGCAGAGCTAACCGGAGTTAGTGAATCAATTCCTATTCAGCGTAAAGCATTCAAAAAAACAGTAAAACAGCTATTCCCTGATGATTTTAAATACGATGACCACATATCTACTGATGACTTGGCTAGATGGGGAAACTCTCAGGGATATGATTCAATGGTTTTTGATTCAATAAAAGACCGTGGGCCTAATGGCATATTCCATACAGAGCAAGCTGCTCTACCAAGCAGAAACACGGCAATTTTTGAACCTTCTAATATCCGTTCACGCTTCGCTGCTTTCGATCCAGCTAGGCGTAATGAAGCAGATCTACTAGGAAACGCAACTCCTGAGTTTTTATCAGTGCTTGCCGGTGGTGGATTGCTAGGATTAGGTGGTTATTCTCTGATGGGTGACAAATGACACTAATCAGCGAAACCTACCGCGCACAACTTGCCCAACTCCATAACGAGCGCAAAGACTTCGGCACTTCCTCTGCGATGTACGGCGCTATCGTTAAACAGTTGATCTCCCGATACAAACCAAAGACGGTCGGGGACTATGGCGCAGGCAAGATGGCTTTAAAGCCATTCGTGTCTTGTACCTATATCCCATACGATCCAGCCATTGAAGAAATCTCAGCACCAATGGGGCCGTGTGATTTCGTGATGACTTCCGATGTACTGGAACATCTTGAACCGCAGCACCTTGACGCAGTTATGGACGATCTCCAACGGGTAACTAAGAAGGTAGGGTTTCACGTAGTTCATACCGGCGCGGCTTTGCATCATCTACCCGATGGAAGAAACGCGCACATTATCCAAGAGTCTCCGGAATGGTGGTTGCCTAAGTTTCTTGAGAGATTCGACTTGATCAAATTTGAACGCATGAGCCTGGGCTTTATGGTTCTGGTGGCGAGGAAAGGAAGCATCTGATGGCAACTTACGCAACATTACAAGCGGATATAGGCAATTGGGTACACCGTGGCGACATGGGAACTATCGCGCCTTCCTTCATTTCTCTAGCCGAAGAAGAGATATTTAAGACTCACCAAAACGCATTGCGTGTGCGTGAGATGGAAACGGAAGCTGATCTAGTCGTTACGGCTCTAGCGGCTCAGTTACCTGCTGACTTCCTCGAAGCTCGTTACATCAAGTTGGATGATTCGCTAGAAACCACGATTTACTACTTCCCTCCGGAAAAGTGGAAACCTTCTTCTCATGGGTATTTCACCATCGTAGGAAATGAAATACGCCTTCCTACGGGTGTGAGTAATGATCTGAAGTTGGTCTATTACGCTAAACCTGCTGCGCTCTCTGTGACGCCTACGAATACAGTTTTAGACACGTATTACGGTGCTTATCTGAAAGCCTCTTTGAAGTACGCATTCATGTACATCAAAGACACTACGGGAGCTATGGCGGCGCAGGCTGAATTGGACTCTTACTTATCCACGGCGAGCAATAAGAACAAGTCCGTTAGTGCTGGCCCTCTTTACGTGGTGGCAGCATGATACCGTTTGAAGGATTCGCGCCTGATCTTCCTCCGGAGACTCCAGGAATATTCATTGATTGCCAAAACATCATTCCTTCGATTGGGCTGTATGTTGGCGCGCCTTCTCCCGTTGATTGCGGTCTAGGTGCGATTGATAGCGCGGCGAGAGGGTTTGTAGTTACTCGTGACCTTAGCGATACAACTCAGGTATTTGCTGGAAGCACAACTAAACTCTACCAACAAGGTTCAGGCGCTTGGGTTGATCGCTCAAAGGTAGGTGACTATTCATTAGGGCCAGATGACAGATGGCGATTTACTCAATTCGGAAACGTCACTCTGGCGACTTGCAAATCCTCCGAGATTCAGTTCATGGATGCTTTGGGTACGGCTTTTGATGACGCTGGTAACGCTCCAAAGGCAGAGGTTATCGAAGTCATCAATAACCAAGTGTTTGCGTTCAATATCAACGGAATGGGGTTTGGTGATGACGTAACACGATGGGCATGTTCCGCTATTGGTGATTATGCCGATTGGACTCCTTCTGTCTCAACTCAATGTGTATCAGGCCAGCTACTAGATTCTCCCGGCCCAATTACCGCAGGGAAGCAACTAGGAGACATTATCGTCGCTTATAAAGAGCGTGCTATGTATGTCGGGCAATACGTAGGAACTCCCTTGGTTTGGGATTTCAAACGCATTCCCGGCGATATTGGAACAGCTTGTCAGGAAGCGGTGGTGAGTACCGGAACGGCGCACTTCTTTATCGGGCCAGATGACTTTTATCTATACGATGGCTCGCGCCCTCAGTCTTTAAACTCACCTTGTCGTAATTGGTTTTTTAATAACGCAGATCAGCGTTATATGTATAAAGCCTGTGGCACATTTGATCGAATTAACTACCGTGTCTATTGGTGGTTTGCTTCCCGTTATTCAAATGGCGCATTAGATAAATGTATTGTATATAACATTAAAACTAATAAGTGGGGCCGCATGGATTCTAATATTGAATTCGTGGCTGATTATATTAGTTCAGGTGTTACTTACGATCAATTGGGAAGTTTATATGCGACATATAACGATCTTCCATCAAATATTAGTTACAACTCGCCGTTTTGGTCTAGCGGTTCTTCTGTTGTTGCGGTATTCGGTACAGATCACAAGGCGTACCAATTATCGGGAGTAACTGGAGAATCAAAGATATTTACAGGGCATTATGGCGATAATATGCAATTCACCACTTGTTCTAGAATAAGACCTAGATTTATTCAATCTCCTACTTCATCGACAATGAATTACTCTTATTCAAATACTGATGCCAGTACATTTACCAGTAATATTACTTCGACTTATTCTAATAACTGGTATGACTTTATATGGTCGGCTCGTTGGCATAAATTTGAATTAGTATTTAATGGCCCTATGGCGATTAGTGGATTTGATTTAGTAATGTCTCCGGATGGTATTGAATGAAACTCCAGATTGATCCGCGATTACCTATTGTCCATGATGATAAAATACGCCCATTAACTCAGCGGTTATATGAGTTATTCAGAGAGATTAACCGTACAGTTAATGCTCTGGATGAAACTGTAAGCGGATTGGGTGGTGGTGGATCATTAACAACCGGAACGGCTACTATTGATTTTGGTGCTGGTTCTAATATCGACACTGTTACTGTTACAGGACAAACAGGCATATTATCTACATCGTCTGTATGGTTAGAATTAGTGGCTGATACTTCTGGTTCTCATTCGGCTTCTGATGCTGCTTATGCTGCTTTGTTTATCGCATTAACCAGTTCAACGCCTTCGGCTGGAAATGGTTTTAATATTTACGCAACGTGTGCGGATAAGATGACCGGCACATTTAAAGTCCGTTGGACATGGAGTTAAAACATGGCATTAGATACCACACTGACCGGCGTCAATACTGACGCAACGCTATCGGCGCTTAATGTAGCAGTTAAGAACACGCTGACAACTAGATATAGCCACGATGACTTCACCATTGACAGCTTTGAGCGCCTGCGTGTGTCAGAGCCAAGGCTTGCGTTTGAATTCACCTTCGGCCCACAGCTAGTCTCAGGCGCAACAACCATTTGGGAAAGCGCGGCAACGGTTTCAGGCACGGTAGCACTAACGGCTAATCTGTACGGTCAAGACCTTAATTCCACTACTGCAAGTGGTTCAGGCTATTGGATTCAGTCTTACAACCATATCAAATACGCGCCTGGCATCTCGTCCATTCTGCGCTTCACCTTTAATTTTAATGAGCTAATCGCCAATGTCCGTATGCGGGTTGGTTCATTTACAGATCAAGGTACGTTCCCAAGTAATGCCGGTGACGGTCTGTTCCTAGAGGCTGACGGTAATACATTGAGCTTTGTTCGTCGCTACATGACCACTAGCGGGGTAGGTGCTGAAGAACGAGTCCTTCGTAGTGCTTGGAACAAAGACAAGCTAGACGGTACAGGTGCATCCGGTATTACTCTGGACTTCACCAAAGCACAACATTTGGTTATTGAATATCAGTGGCTAGGCGTCGGAACTATTCGATTTGGTTTCGAGACTGGCACTGAAGGGGTTGTCTGGGCGCACGAAATGGTAAGCGTTAATGCACTATCCCAAGCATGGAGTCGCACTGGTTCTTTGCCGGTTCGTGCAGAGATATTCAATACCAGCGGAACTGCCCAAACAGGCAAGCTAACGCTAATCAATGTCTGCGTACTTCAAGAAGGCGACGTTGCAGACTTCCGTGGCTGGAAGTATTTCGGCGGCAACTCAGGTGCTACCGGCAAACTCGGCGGTACGGCGGCTGGTTTGTATCCAGTCCTTAGTTTGCGTGCTGCTAGTACCAATGACCTTACCAAGCGCACCAAGGTTATCCCGACAAGCGTAAGCATTACCGTAGCAGTAGTTTCAACGGGTGCTACCTCGCTTCAAGTTGCTTTGCTGATGTTGCCAACTCCAAACACTGGCGCATCTTTCGCGGTTACTCCGGGTGGATCACTAACGACGATTGACATTGCGGCAACAGCGGCAACTGCTGTGACTGGTACGCCAATTTGGAATGCGATTGTTCCTAATGTCGTTGGCACATACACCTTCGACCTCAAGACCATGAACGATAACGCTAACGCAATGGGCTACAACGCTGCGGGTACCGTGGCAATTACCGGCCCAAGTGTTCTAACTCTAGCTGCCGGCCCATTGAC